AAACTAATTCCAATAGTATAGGATTATATATTGGAATTTATCTTAAATTAAAAGATAATAATAATTATCCAAATCAAATGAAGAGTTTTGAGAGTGTTTTACGTAGTAAGATATATAAAGTTATATCCAATGATATAAAGTTCGTTAGAACGAAAGAAATGATACTAGATTTTGATTATACAAACAATGAGAATATAAATAAACTTGGAACATACTTCCAATTTACTTCAGTTGATATAACTTTGTTATTACAAGATAAAGTAACTATTAAAGATAACTCAATCCAAACCGAAGGTAATTTTATTTTATCAAATGTTATTGATATATTTAAAGATAATAATAATTTTATAATTCAACCAAGTAAACATATATAGTATTAATTAATATTATAATATATGGAACACGAAGTTTTATTAGATAAAATCTATGATGAAATTACTGTTAAATTAATTTATTTTAATACCAAATTAATTAAATTACTTCAACAAGAGAAATATGAGAAAGCTGCGGAGCTAAGAGATTTGATTATTATTTATTTAATAGATGAATCTAAACTTATTCAAAAACAAATAGGTGGTAGAGTAAAAAGTTATTCTTCAACTTTAAAAGGATTAAATAATGTAATAATAAATGAATTAATATTAAAATATTTATAAAATTACTTTACATCTTATAATTAATTAACTATATTTGTATTAATAATAACAATTCTAGTTATTTTAGTACTAACAGTTTTTAAGCAAGGTCCTCAGAAAGCCTTGCTTTTTTATTTAGAACTCATCCAATAATACATATGTTATTCTATGTTGATTCTTAATTAAATTAATTATCATATTATATTGCTCAACATTACTAACAACTTGGCATCCAGCACTCCAGGTTCCTATATTTTCTCCAATAACTTTAGATGTTAAATCATAATTACAAGTATGGAAATTAATACCATATCCACTACCAACTATTGGAGAACCTATCTCTTCTGATTTACCATCTTTATCTCCATCTCTGAATATTATGAATGGACCTACTTGACGAAGTGCTGGCATTTTACCTTGATGTAGACCGTATGCCCACACATTGTAATAACATTCATTAGCTTTAACAACTGCTGCTCCAACCTTATTGTATTTAAGAAATCCTCCTTGTAAAACTGGGGTACCTGGATTTGTTGTACCTATAACCATTTTAATAAACTTTTCACCAAAGAATAGATAGAACTTATCATCATACTTATTTGGAGCGTCCTCGTTGCTTCTAACACCTAATATCCAGTATCCAACTGGTATACCTTTAAAAGATTTTAATGCTTTAACTGCATCTAATAATTGTTTGTCTGTGTAACTTTTTACGTTGTTCATATTTTAAAAATTTATTATACTATTTCATTAATATCTTTTTTAACACCTTTTAACTTTATAAATAATTCTTTAATTAAATCAACAAATGGTCTATTACCAAGTTTTTGAGAATTCTCATCAATAGACTTTACTTCAATATAAATCCAAAGAACACTTATACCTTTACTTAGAAGGTACTGAATACCCATCAGAGAACCTCCTAGAATGAATTTATCAACTAGGAATGATAAAACTATTGTTGAGCAATATAAAAACGTCTTAGGAGCGATATTAAATAGTTTACCACTTCTAAATGATTTCCAACCGTGTATTTTAATTACAGCATATACACCAATTATTGTATCTAATAAAACAAATAATATTACACTTAAAATTAAAGCTTTAATTGGTAATAAAAATGTAAATATAGTTGTTAATAAAGTTAATATTAATTTCATAGCTATTTAATTATTTAATTGTTTAATCGTAAAAATAACGATTTCTTCTTAATTCATTATTAAAATCTGTGAAAATTATCTCTGAGTCATATGGTTGGTTATTTTGTATGATTCCAGTTTTAGTATCTGAGTCACCATATAATGGGAATAAATCAGAATGTTTACATAAGTACTCAACAACTCTATTCTCAAAGTATTCAGCTTTATCAATTAATGATTGTTGAAGCCATTGAACTTGTTTTAATGATGCTGGTTGCTCATAGTCTCCAGTAAGTTGAACTGGACCTTTAGCTTTAATTTTAACACTAAGAAATGGGATTGCTTCACTTGTTGCTCTATATGCAACGTGATATTTTACATAACCAACTAATTCAATCTCATCTGGTGTTAATGTTTGAGAAATAAATTTAGCTTTGATATCATCATAAAGAGGACGACCCAAAAGTTCTCTAGTCCATATTAATTCTGTTGCTTCTAAATGTGGCATAATCTCACTTATATCAATATTTTGTGATATTGGTGTAAGTGATTTAAGGTATGCCTCTGTGACTAACGATTGAAATGCCATTATTTTTGTGTATTAATTTTTGTTATTTCGTAAGGATTAATTTGGAAATCGATAAATAATCCATTAACTTTGAATAATTTATTAACAATACCTTCAACGAATTTTTGGTTTGGAGTTATTACAAAGTCTTGGAATACTTTAACTTGTGTTGCAAAATCTGAAGAACCTAAAGAACCAGGTGTAGCTATACCAAATAATTCGGTTGTAGTTACTTTATGACCAGTTAAGATTTTCTGTGTAATTTGTTCAGCTAAAACTATATATTGTTTATCCAAGTTACTTACATCGATTGGTTTAATTTCTGGTGCAGATTCTTTATCTTTAGCAAAATTTATAATTGCTTTACCAGCATTCTTCAAACCAGCAAACGATTTAGCCATCTTTCTTGCAATAGTTTCTTTTTCTTCTGGTGTAGCTGATGAGTTAAATAAGGTAATCATTAACGAAGGGTTAAATCCATTTTGTAAAAGCGATGTGTAATAAACTCCCATTTGAGCTTCAAGTGCAATCCAATTGATTGAGCCGCTCCATTGTGGGGTGAAATAGTAATCATTTCCATCCATTTCTTGCCCAATATAGATTAATTGTCTTCCATTTTCTTTATCATTTATATCAAATGCTGGTATTGCAGTAATCTCTTCTCTTCTATTTTCCCAGTTACGAGAATAAAAATATTGTTTAATCTCACCATCTTCATAAAGCCCAGTACGAATACATTTTGGATGAATACGAGTTGCTTTAACAATTTTTGTGAAATCTAATGACCATATTACTTCAATAGCAATAACTCCAAATTCAACTTCATCCTTGGAAATTTGATTAAGAAAATAAGTCATATCATTTTTACCATCAATAAAGTTCAACATTTTATTTAAATCTAATTTTTGTTCATCAGATAATAATGTATCATTGTATGTAAAGCCATCTCCAGCTGTTAGAAGAGCTTTCGTTGATACTATGGAACTATGTGTTGGTGATGATGTGTAAAGTTCCTCTAAGAAGGTTAAATACTCTCTACCATCTTCAGTTAAATATTCAACCCATTGCTTAGATTTATTCTCAACTACTCTTGGAATATTTGTCTCAACCCTAAGTTCAACATTATGAAAAGTTTCTTGATATTCAAGTTTCTTTTGTGGCTCTTGAATCGGTTGTTCTTTTTTATTAAAATTAAATAACTTCATTTTTTATAAGTATATATCATTTATTGTTATATCAGATTCTATTCCAATTACTCTTAAAATTCCCTCATTATAAATAACTCCAGTTGTCGCAGATACTGCGATTTGAGAAGGGTTTGTAAGTGGGATAGGTAAACTATACACTTGATACACATAATCGCTTGTATCACCAGTTAAATGTATTGTAGCGTTAATTGTATCAGTAGTACCAGATTCTGTAATTTGAAATATGTTTCTAGTGTTCCAAGATGATACATCTTCAGCTTGAAATAGGTAAATATCATTTGCATTTTGTTTGCTTGTTAATTTAAATAAATAGTAATTAGTAGATGCTGATAAAACATCATTCAATATTAAAGCTACTTTATTTATGCTATTTTTGTTTATTATAATCATAATTTTAAGTATATTATTTATTGTTATTGTTTATAAAATAGAAATCCCCACAATCTTTTAGATTGAAGGGATTCTATATAAGCATATATTTAATTAATATTAAGCTTCTATGAAATAAGACTGAGCTAATAACGCATAATCCAATTCACGTGCTGGTTGAGAACTTTCAGAAACAAATGATAAATCATAACTATTACGGTCAGTTAAAGCAGTTCCAGTTCCACCAGCTAAACTAGTTAAGAAACTTCCAAATTCATCTCCTATTAACCAAGCTTTATTATTATTATCAACAATCACTATATTTAGTTTCTTAACTCCAGAATATAATTTAATAATTGTCTCTCTTTTAATTTTATCTCTTCTGTTTAACACTAAGTTAACAGTTTGAGTATAAATTGTTGAACCATTAGTTTGTTCTCCTACCATTGTTTCTTCCAATGCTGATGTGTTTTTATTAAAAGCAAATTCAAAAAATGCATAAGTAGACACTGTTTGGTTTGTGTTCGGTGGTGCTGGGTCAGCTGATTGCCCAGCCAGTGGGGTAAAACCAGCATAATCTGGTGATATAAGTGTTCGGTCATTTACTGTATCATAAGTAGATACAAGAATAAACCCAGACCAATGAGTTGCTGTAACCGTTACACCATCTATACCCATTACATTATAAGTAAAATAGAACCAAGTACCCGATGAAAGTTTAGAAGTTTGATTACCTGGTACTGATACTGTTGTTAAAACTCTTACAAATCCAGATGTGGTTGTATTTACGGTTGCAGCTGTTGTTATTACTTGATTTGGGTCAGTTGGAGTAAAATTAGTTATCATTCCATTTCCATCCAAAGTTAAAGCTAATTCTTGCCAATCATTGATAAACATTTGTTTTATTCCACCGATGTTTGTATCACAAGATTTGGATATTGCTGCGGTTAGTGCATTACATATTGCCATTTTATATATATTTTATTTATTGTTATTTTATAAAAAAACCCACTCACCAATATTTAGGCGGTGGGTTTAATTAAAGTATTATTTATTTATTAAGATGCAGCTGTGATAATTGCAGCGATAATTGCATCATCAACTTCTGGCATTGGCTTAGGCTCTTCAGCTACGAAAGTTAAATCGTAAGAGTTTCTATCAGTTTTGTTAACTCCAGTTCCACCAGCAAGACCAGTCAAATAAGCACCATCAGTAAGACCTTGGAACCAATATAAACCGTTAGAATCTTGGAAGATGATAGCCAATCTTTGTTGACCAGCAGCCAACTTAACGATTGCTTCACGCTTAACTTTATCTCTTCTAGTTAAGATAAGGTTAACAGTTTGAGTTACCAATGAATTTCCAGCTGCGAAATCAACAGAAATTGTTTCTTCAGCATTTGAAGTATTTTTATTAAAAGCAAATTCATAGAATTTTGTACCAGCTGCCATTGTGATTGCTGTTAATTCACCGTTTGCTTCCGTATAAGAAGTTACGTTATCCCAGTTTGCGATGAACATACGTTTAATTCCGCCAAGTGAGTTATCACAAGATTTACTTACAGCTGCGGTTAAAGCATTACATATTGCCATTTTATATATATTTTATTTATTGTTATTATTAAAAGTATAAGGGCTTTTACACCCTCATACTTATTTTATTTATTTCTTAGTTATAGTAAACGATTTCAGCTCCGTATATGAAGTCTACACCGAATTTGAAACCACCAACCATTCTTACAACTGGAGCTCCAGTTACAGTTCTTTGTGGTAAGATTAACAATTCATCCATATCAGAAACCAAGTCAGTGATAAGTAATAAGTTAGCTTTTTCAGCAGCAACCATTTTGTTAGTTGAAATACTACAAGGGATAATTTTAACACCTAAGAAAGATAACTCAGAATGATTTTGCATAAAGTACATTTCAGAACTTGCAGCAGCTAATGCTTGTCTGTAGAAAGAAGCAGCAGCATAAGACACATAGATAGCAGCATCTTCAGATTGTCTAACAGCAGCTGGCATTGCATCGTATACACGACCAATTTGAGCAACGATATTAGCAGCAGTTAAAGTTGTAGCAGTTACATCGATTACTGTACCGTCAGCCAATAATTTAGCTTCTAATCCTCTTTCAGATGTAAAATAAGTTGCGTTAGTAGCACCAGAACCTTTCCAAGTGATTTCTTCCAAGTCATTTGAAATTTGTTTAGCAACTTGTCCTTTTAAAAACTCTTCAACAGAAGTTGGTAAATCATTTTGGTTACCTGGTCTGTAAAGTTCACCTAAGTAGTTAGCTTCAAAAGTTTTGATACAATATTCTAAGTTGATTTTTACATCGTGAGCTTCAACAGTTTTTTGAGATAAAGTGCCTTCACCTTGTCCACCAAATGAACAATCAGCATCTTGTAAAATTTTACCTAAGTTTAATTTTCCTAATTTTGCAGTTGATTTAACATTAGGGATTAATTTAAAGCTTTCTTTAGCAACTCCAGTTAATAATACGTTAGAGTAGAATCCAGCCAAGTCTTTACCAGCATAAGTGGTATTATCTGTGAATGATAATTTGAAATTTTCCATTTATTTATTTTTTTTGTTTATTATTTATTATTTTATAATTAATATACTATATATTATATTTATATATTATTTTGTAGAAATTCTGAACATTGAGATTTTTGATAATAAATCATTTTCTCTTTTTAAACGAACATCATCCTTTTTTGAGATAGATTCAACTGATGGAGATTTAGATAATTTTTCCACTTGAGATTTTAATTCTGTCATCTCAGCTTCAACTTTATTTTCTTCAGCCATTTTAGATTCTAGTTCAGCAATTTTATTAGTTAATTCAGCAATAGTATTTGTAAATTGGTCAAATATTGGTTGAACAACTACCATAATTTCTTCTGCTGTTACAGCTAATTTTTCTTCTGTTGCAGTTTCTTCTGTTACTACAACTTCTTCAGTAGACATTTCAGATTCTACTTCCACTTCTACTTCTGGAGTTTCCTCAGCAATAGCAACTACTTTACCTTCAGCATCAACTGTAATAACTCTTTTGTCTTCCAACATATGAGCCCCTTCTGGAGCAAATTGAGTCATCTCAGCATCAACGAAAACAACAGTACCTTCAGCTAATTCACCATCGAAATAAAGTGTTACACCTTCGTTTGTTTTAATTTCCATTAAATTTGTATTATATTGTTTATTATTATTATTTAAATGAACCAATTCTATATCAGATTTAATTTCCACTGAGAAACCTTTTAATTTTTCAGTCTTAACTTCCTCATTCCAGAATTTTTCATTCTTTACTTTTACTTTACCAAACCAAGTTCCTTTTGGTAAATCATAACCATAATCTTTAGATTTATCAGTTTTTCCAGTTAACCAATTCTCGATTAGATAAGCTTCAACTTTTTTGTTTGAATGCATAAAGTTAAATGTATCACCTAATTTATTCTCGTTGAACTTATCAGCAATTAACTCAATTGTTTCTTCATCAAATACAATGTTAAATTCTTGACCAGTTTTTTCATCTCTTCTAAATATTAATTTATTTGGAATTAATAAAGGACCATATAATAATTGCTTATCTTTCTTTGCTAAAAACTCTACTTCAAATTCTTTTGCTAATTTGAAGAAATCAACCTCTATGGCTGGCTGGTCTACTAATGCAATTGCGAAGACTCCAGATGCATCATCTGGATTAACCTTAATTTTGTAAGTAGGTATATTTTTTTCCATAATACTATATATTATATTATTTATTATTATTGTAGAAATTAGAAACTTGTTCTACTTTTTAATCTATTATCTTTATTTTGTTGTTGAGTAACATCATTACTAACTACATAAGCTTTAATTGGTTGTGACATATATTCTTGAAATATTCTAATTATCTCAGAATTATCAACATTATTATTATTAACTACATTCACATAACCACCAGTTGCAAATTTTGGAAGTGATGGTGTCATTGGTGATGCTCCATTATTAATCATATTCAACAATGGTAAATTCTTAGCTGTAGCAGCGGCATTAATAACAAACTCACCATTTGATAACATAGCTGGTATCTTATCATCAGTAGGACCTCCTTCACCACTTACATAACCACCAGTTGCAAGTTTTTGTGGTGGGTTAGATAATATAGTTCCAACTTGCAATGCACCTAATATTATTGCCGCTGGAGCACCAAAGAAACCAGTTTGAGCACCAGCTTTTAATACAAATGCCGCAGCATCAACAACAGCTTGAGCTATTGACATTTTCCAACTTCTTAATGCACCTTGATATTCAGCTTCTTTTCTCTTCTCATCATATTCATTTTCTAACCTTTCTCTCTCAAGTCTAATTTGATTATCCTTATCAGCTTTTAATCTATCAGCATTTGACATACTTGATGTCATATCTTCATATGCTTTTATTCTTTCATCATAAGCTTTTAAAGCTTCTTCCTTTTCAAATTCTATTTGAGTTACACTACCATCAACAAAGTTTTGGTTAATCTGGTTAAATAATGAAGATATTTCATTGACTAATGCAACAACAAAATCAGCTGTATTTTCTAATTCATCTTTTGTAAAAGTTGATAATTTTTTAGTAGAATCTCCAGTTATAGTTTCAATAACAACAGCAGTTTCTTTTGCTTGTTTAATCTTTATTTCAGATAAACTTTTTTCGTAATCAACATATTTATCTTTTTGTTTGTTTAATTCCTCAATCTCTTTTAAATGTTTCTCCTTTAAATTAGCTAATTCAGTTAAATCAAACCCTTCTAAACTATCAATAGTACCAGCTTTTAAAGCTAATAAATCACTTTCATATTTTTGGTCTTCTTTTAATTTTTTAACATTAGCAACTTGTTGAGCAGTAATTATTTGGTTTATAAAATTTTCATTATCATCTAATTCTCTAGCTTTTAATTCTAATTTATCATCAATAACTTTTTTTTCAGCATCAGTAATTGCTTTAGTTAAATCATTTTGTAATATTAATATTTCAGCATTTAAATCTTTTTGTAATTCTTGCTTTTCTTTTAAACTATCTGTTAAATCATTAATTGAAGAAGTAGTATTTAATTCCTCAATTTTTCTATTATCTTCAATTAAATCTTTTTGGTTAGCATAATAAGTGGTTAATAAATTTATTCTTTGAGCAAATGCATCTTGTTCTACAACTAAATTATTAATAAAATAATCTTGAGCTGTCATTTGAGCTGCATTACCATATAATTTATTATTAACATCTATTAATAATTTTTTCTCATTAATTAATTGTTTGTTAGCCTCAATCTCAAGTTTACCTTGCTCTATTTTACCTTTATATGTTTCAATATCTGATGCTGCATCTTGACGAGTCTTAATATCTCTTGCATTTTTTAATACTATTTCAGATTTAGCTATTTCATTTTGGTATGTAGTAATTAATTTTTTCTTTGTTTCTTCTGCTTTAGTTAATTCATTTATTTTTTCTTGAGCAGTTAATACTGTATTAGCTACTTCCTTTTTATCAGCATCAAATTTAATTTTTAATCTAGTTTTTTCTAACTTTTCTTGAGCATTTATTTGTTGTAATTTATTATCAAGGTCAGATTTATTTATTTCTAAATAAGATTTAATAACTTCATCTTTATAATTACTTTCTAAAGCTAATTGGTTAAAGTAAAATATTTTAAATCTTGAATTTCTTATATTTAATGATAAGTCTTCAATTTCACTAACTCTTTTAGTATATTCATCTTGATTTATAACACCATCTTTTAAATATACTTTTTGCTTTTCAATTTTATCCTTTTCATTTTCTAAATAATTAGTATTATCTAATTCATATTGAATCTTTAATTTCTCAAAACTAGTTATAGTTTCATCTTCACCTATTAACCTATATTGTTTATTTAAATCACTAGCTTGTTTATTTAAATCAGCAATAGTATCATTATAATCTTTTTGTGCTTCTTCTCTTTTTGCTAATTCTTCTTTAGTATTTTTAGTATCGTCTTTTAAATTTTTATTATAGTCAGTTGATACTTTATTATTACTTTCAGTAATTGCTTTATTAGTATTAAGGTTAAGTACTTTTCTTTGGATTTGATAACTATTACCTAAACCTTCTTGATTTCTTAAATTAACTTCTAATGCATCTTTTTGTTTATTTAATTCATCTATAGTTGTTTGAGTTTCTTTAACTTTCTCATCTTCACCATCAAAAACATAATTACTTCTTAACTTCTTTTGAGTAGCTAATTGTTTAGTAAGATTAGCTAATTCTTTTTTATCAGCAGCTTCACGAAGATTTAATTCGTTTAATTTAAGTTTAGTTATTTCTTTTTCTGATTTACCAGAAGCTTCAGCTAATGCAATTCTACTTTGAGCAGCTTGTAATGCAGCATCTTTTTGGAATTGTAATACAGTTAATTGGAATTGTAATGCTTTATTCAATGCTTCAGTAGCTTTAGTAGCACCACCAGTTGCTTTACTAAATAAATAGATAGCTCCAACTACTGCTGAAATTACAGCAACAAATAAAAACAATGGATTAGCTTTAAGAACTGTATTCCATATTCTAGTAGCTATTGTAGCTCCAGCTGTAGCTTCAGTTTCAGCGACTATTGCAGTTGTATTAGCTGCTGTAGCAGTAGTATTGGCTACTTTAGAAGTAGTATTGAAAATTGTAAATAAAGCGTTTTTTTCTGTTAATGTAGTACTTAATGCCTGAACACCTTGAAGTAATGCCATTGCACCTTGTACTTTAAGTATTGCTTTCTCAACTTCCTCATTCTCATCACCAAATAATGCTAATGCACCTTGTGCTACAGCAAATCCACCAGCAATACCTTCAGCTACTTGAATAAATCCTTTTAATTTAGCTCCTTTCTGAGCAAATGCATCAACAGTTTCATCAACATCGATGATTGTTTTACGCATTTTAACCGCTTCTGCTTGAAGATTTCTAAACTCTTCAGTATCTTTCTGTCCAGCTATCGCTAAAGCGTACATACGGTCTTCTAATTCACCTAATTGAGTAGTTAAAGGTTGTACACCAGAACCATATACATCTTCAAAAGATAAAGTTAAATTATCCATAGTTGAAGCTAGTCTATTAGCCTCATCAGTAAGTAATTCAAAAGCACCACTACCTTGTTTAACATTATCTAATGCATCCCTAACTTCCTTTAAAGATTGTTTTTGTTCTTTAATAGTTTTTGCAGATTGCGATGCATTTATAATTAAATCAATGTTTATTTGTTCGTTTTGAGCCATAATAAGTTTTTATATAAAAGTATATTTAATATTAATAATGATTACAACTCATATCCATTCCTAACATTTTCTGGAATACTTTCGCTATAATGGAATATATGATATAATATTGGGGTTTGTTCTACTATAAAATTTGGTGTATCTGATAAAGCATCATCTTGAGTATCATATACTTTATATGTTGCTAAATATTCTTTTATTTGGGGGTCACTTGGTCTTAAACAAGTTTCTGTAACCCCATTTCTTAATACATTGTATTCTGCTGATAATGTAAATGTTTTCATATTATATTATATTATATTATACTGTTATATCTGAGCAACCCCATTGATGTTGTTCCCATTGACCACTATTTGTTACTGGTGAACCCATAACTCTAGCTGATTGAATTGCTAATCCTTGTGTAGTTGATGGTAAATTAGTTGTTATAATTCCTTGTGCAACTTGACCAGTCTCTAAATTAATTACTCTATATTTAACATTAGATGAATTAACTTGGTTATAAAGTTCACAAGAATACATTGTAGTCATTACAGCACCAGCTGTTCTATTAGATGGGAATCCAGCACCTAAATCTATTTTAGTACAAGTGCCAGACGCATCATTATGCATAACTTGTAAATTAGTATCAGCACCATCACTTCCTATAAAAATACAATTAGTTAAAGTACTTACTTGGGTTAGACCAGCACCACCTACTACTATTTCAGCAGTTGTACTAATTAATCCGTGAAAGTTTTGACAAGTAGAACCATATGCAGTATCAGCAACTCTCCAAGTTGAAATAAATCTAAACCCACCACCAATATACCATTGTAAGTCAGTTGAACGAATTGATGTTACTCTACCAGTACTAACAATAGATGCGTAATATCTTAATCTAGTATATTTATTACCAAAATTTGTTGTATTAGGTAATACAGCAAGTGCTGAAGCATTATTTAATGTGGCAAGACCAGCATAAGTATCAATAGTTGTACTATCATATCTAAATGTTCTACCTCTAAATACTTCATTAGCACCAATTGGTGGGATGAATGAAGGTTCCCATAATTGAGTTGCAGCGTTATAAGTTAATGTTGAATTATTATGAGTAGTTCCAGTTATTTGAACATCGTGTAATTCATCTAATTCATAACCATTTTGAATTTGATATTCAATATAACCATTAGTTGGCGATGTTCTAATAACTTTACCAATATATACTAAATGGTTTGGTGCTGAAGGTTTAACTCTTGTTACATAACCAGCTGTTGTTGGAGATAGATATAATGTATCACCATCAACTAATGTATCAACTGTAAATGGGTTTGGTGCTGCTGAACGTGTATCTAAATTAGTTATTGCTCCAATTGTTACAACATCTCCATCAGCATTATTTGCTATATCATTCTTCAATACACCAAATGTTCTTGCTGAAGTTGCCTCAGAGTTTGCTTGAGCCAATCTAATTGTTGGTTTATTTCCAGTTGAACCAGAGATATAAACAACTTGACCTCTATACATATTAGCTCCAGATTGGTTACGACAATTAACAACAAATTCAGTTGCTACTGCTGCAATACCAGTTAGATTTGAACCATCACCATAATATGTTGTAGCTGATATTGTATTTGCTGTAACACCATTAGTGAAATTAGTTGCTCCAGTTACAGTACCTCCAGTGAATGTACCTCCACCACCACTAGCACCAGCAACTGCGGTATCAACATATTGTTTATCAACAAGTGAACGATTACTATAATTAGCAGAATAATCATTAAGATATTCAATACCTTTGAATGTACCACTAGCACCAGCAACTGTCATCTCATAATGTCTTTGGATGAAATAAGTAGTATCAGTACCATCAGAAGCGGTTAATATATTTTGTATATGACTACCATCATATTGAGCTTCGATATTAGCTGTTAAATTTTGTGTTACATTGTTTGCAAATAATGAAGAACCAATTTGAGCAGCATTAGACCAGTTTCTTACATAAGTATTTAATTCATCACTAATACCAATTGTTGGTATAGTGTTACCTATTTTATTTTCATATACTTCTTGATTTAAAAAACTATAATTAGCTGAAGAACTTTCACCTAACGAATTTGCAATAAGTGTTGGGCTAATATCAAATGATACTGAATTATCACCATCAGTAGTTTGCATTGTAATATTATTATCTCCTTGTATTAAAAATAAATCTGCACCAGTAATACCATCCATATTACGAGTTTGCATTCTAGCTATAGTATCAGCACCTAACGTATTTTGTACACCAATTAAACCATAACCACCATTACTATTACCCTTAATTTGGATTTGTTTAATATCTGGAAATACAGTATCAGCTGTAAATACTATTGATAAGTCATTAGATAATCCGTGTACGATTGCTTGGTCTTCATCAACTGATATATCATTTGCTCCAGTTGAATTACCTAATATTAATGTTTGTTCTAATGTTTGACCAGTTGTAAATCCACTTACATTGAATGTACCTCCAGTGTTATTTCTAAACGTAGCTGTACCATTTGTATAAGTACCTCCAGTTACTCTTACATCTGTTGGTAAATTAAGATATGTTGTAGCACTAAATGTGTTAGCTGTTAATCCATTTGTAAAATTTGTTGGACCAGTTACGGTACCACCAGTAAATGCAGATGCAGTACTAAAACCAGATACACTAAATGTACCACCAGAATTATTTGTGAATATAGCAGAACCACTTGAATAAGTACCGCCAGTTACATATGTATCATTAGTTCCAGTTATATTTGTTAATCCAGAACCATCACCACTGAATGTATTTGCAGTGATACTACCAATTACTGATAAATCAGATACAATATTGATTGGACCACCACAAGTATCGATATTTTGAACTGTTAAGTTAGCAGCACACATATCAACATTCCCAGTAAATATAGTATTACCACTTACAGTTCCTCCAGTGAATATTGTTGCTGTAATACCAGTTAAATGTGAACCATCACCATAGAATACACCTTCAAAATATGGTGAATATATAGTTGTCGCACTTACAGTATTAGCTGATAATGTTGGTACATATAATGGACCAGTCATTGTATCACCAGATTTATTAACAAAAGCTGTTACATCAATAGAAGTTACACCAGATGTGATTGGGATAATCCCAGAAGCTGTTCTAGTGAATAAAGTATTATCAACAATATTTAAAAAGAATTCTCCAATGTATATATCACTTGCTACCCAACTACCATCTGTATGGTCGTCAGATACTGGTATAGTAGGTGTTAAACCTGGTACCGTTGAATATTTTAATTGTTGTCGTGAATTTTGAATGTTATAGCAATTCATATTTAATGTATTTTATTTAAAGTATTATATTTAATTATATTGTTTTTTAATAATCATTATTAAGTGTATTATTTCCACCACCAGTTATAAAACTTATTACTTTACTTCCAGCAAAATTAACAACAGCATCAACACCACCTCTTATTAATTGAGCTGAGTTTGAAAATGGGTCAGCAACAATATCAGCACCACCCCTAATTAATTTTCCTTCAGTATATGAAACACCATTTTTAGTTATAACACCATTATTATATGTTGCATTAGATACAGTCGCATAATTATTATCACCAATCACTTCAACATTACTTAAATTACTAGCGACAAAATTATTATTACCTAATACCTTGATATTATTGGTATCATTAGCTATATAATTACTATCACCCAATATGTCAACATTATAACCATCTAAACCAACTATATTACTACTACCTTTAATTGTTACACCTTTATTAATTGGATAATAATTATTTCTAAAATCATTTTTAAGATTATTATCGTTTATATTTGATATAATAATGTTTTGATTAATACCTTCAACATTACCAACAGTAAGATTCTTTGATAATGTATCAAAATTAGCCCACTCAGCGTCATAAAAACTATTATAGGTATATGGATTACTTATATCAGAAGTAATCGGTTGTGGTGTAGGTAATGACCAAGTATTATTTGTAACTAAACCAAAACTTCCATTACCAACTCCAGTTCCATTTTCTGTTTGTGGGTTATTACCTCCAGAACTTATTGTTGAAGGGATTACTGGTATTTTATAATTTGAGTTATAAGAACCTATTGTTTTATATAATTCAACTTCAGCTATCTCTGTTATAACATTATAATCTATTTTATTTATTCTATAATATACATTATCCATTTGAATTGTATCAAATATATTAAATGTATAAATATCATATGGTGTAAGGTGAACCTTTAAAGTTAATAAATGATTATCTGGTTTAATAATATCATTAATAGTTTGTAACCAATATAAATTAACTAAGTTATTTGTTGTAAAATAACTATTATTTGTACTTGGATAATGATAATATTCTTTACATAAACCCCAATTTAAATCAAATGTAGGATTATATGGATTATCAAGATGCCCAGCATAAGGATAAACACTAGATGATTGATAATATTTAGTACCTTTACTCATTAAATACCACGATTTAAGTTGACCATTTGGTGGTGTAGGTTTAAAAACCATACCACCCCAATATAAAATCCTAATATTTACATCAATTGGTTTAATTAATCCAGCACCATCATCTTCGATAAATGAAGGTATAGCTTTAAAATCATTCCATATCATTAATGGAGTTGGTGAGAAATCTACCTTTACTTCATTAATGTCAGTTTTAAAATCATTTAATATATCGATAGTTCGTGAACCAAAAATCTCATTATATTTATTATTATATTCAACGTTATATTTATCTTTATCTTCAGTATAAGTAAAAACATATTGTTTATAATTTATCTCATCTAATGGTTTAATACTTATAACATCACCTCTATCTGCTTTATAAGTCCAATCTAATATTTTATTACTAGTACTATCGTATAAAACATTTTTTGGTTCAATAATAAAATCATTTTGTTTATTTGGATTTGGTTGCCAGAATAAGTTAAACATTTTATTAATTGATGTAACAAATTTATCTAAATCCATATCTGGTAAGATAGTATTCATATTTATTGTATCATCGATATTAATAAATTTATTGTTTAACGTAAAATAAAAATCAGAATTAATTGCTTGTTCAAATGTAATGGTACCATTTAATGGTTGTCCAATTGAATTAATAAATTTTGTTGCAAAATTACCTGGTCTCAATAAAGCTTGATAAGATATATGATAAACAAATCCTTCCTTAAAAACACTTGGTAATTCAATTAATATTCCTTGGTCAGTGTCATAACTAACAGCACCAACTACAAAACCAGTGAAATGTTTATATTCAAAAACTTTCTCATATACATTATTAACAGAAGCATTAGATGGATTAGTTTCAACAACTCTAACTTTAATTGAGAATGAACCACTATTAGATGTATCTGGAGCAATTCTCCAAGAACCAGCAGTATTAACATTATATCTTGCTCTAATTAAAAAGTTAGATGCTAGAGTACCATTGAATGTTCCAAATGGAATAAAATTTTTCTCATCTCTAAATACATTTGCTGGGTCATTAACCTCTGCGTTAAATTTAAATGATTCCCAAGATGACCATCCAGCAACTCCACCATTTAATTGTGGACATTCAGTTGTTTTATAATCAAGTCTTTTAACCCTAAATTCTTTTGCTTTAACTTGCTCATCAGATAAATAAATATTATCTTTAGCTAAAGGTAAAATTAATCTTTTAAATCTTTCACTACTTAAAAATTCTGATGTATAAGTTACATTACCTTTTCTAAATATCTTGTCCCACAACGTCTTAACATATACCGCTGGTCTAAAGTCTTGTTCGCTCCATCTTTCTTCGTTTAAAACGATATTCTGACCTCTGTATTCCATTGGATATACATAACCATCACCAAGATAAGATTGAATACTATTATTATATTTAACTATAACATTATCCCAACTATCTTTAATATTTTTTGAAGTTAATTTATGGTTATATTCACTCATATCTATATCTTTAAAAGATAAACCATTTAACCTACTGAATAAAGATGCTATCTCACCATATATAGTTATTTCAAAATCTTGTTTTTCTATATCATCTTCTCGAAGTATCTCATTAACTTGTAAATAACCTTCAATTAAAATATCTTCATTACTAAATAATTGAGCTAATACTTTTAAATTAGGTGTAAAAGATTTAGGGTAAAATCCAGATTGGTCTATAGATTCAAAGAAAGCTCTATTAACGCTAGTACCTGGTATCTTAAATGTTTTGGTATAGTTTGATTTTGTAGTTTCTGGTTCACGAATATCTTTTATATTATATACGATATTAATAGATTCAGTATTATCTAAATCTAATCTAACCCATTTATCTTCGTTCTGATATTTGACTAAAAGTGTATAATCCATTTTTATCTTCTTTGAATATTAATGTTATATGCTGGTCTAAATTCTATTGCATAATTAATTTGACCTACATTTTCTTTTTTACCTATGTTGTATTCTGTTTCAGTTAACATAATTGGAATCTCTTGATTATCTTTAATCCAATATACGTCTGGTGATGTGAACATTTCTTCTAACCATTGTGCTTCGTCATCAGCTAAGTATCCAGAATTAACTTTATATGAAGCACTAGCGTCAACATTGTATGTCATCATTCCTCTATCACCAACATAATACTTATATCTATTTGGAGATGATTTATAACTGTTTAATTTCTTATTAATATTATTTCTATTAACTGTAACTTTTTTATCACTTCTAGCTTTAAAATTAAAGAAATCCCATCCTCCTAATCTATTTTTCCATTTAAAAGTATATGGTGTATATCTTCCACAAGGATAATCGATATTAATTGTAAATGTTTCTGATACATTTGAACTTGAACTATTCAACATTGTTACAGTATAATACTTCAATGTATTATTATTTAATGCTGTGTTGAATGCTGAATCGATTAGTTTTATCAATTGTGGTGCAACATTAATCTCTCCTCTTAAACTTGTATTAAATACACCTATCGATAGATTTGTTACTAACCCACCAGATTGATTAAAACCTTGAATAAATATATTTGAGAATGTTGAAGCAATTACTGAACCACCAAATAATGATAATAAGAATGAAGCATCAGTAGATAATACCTTAGCGGTTCTTAAAGATTTATTTGTTAAGAATTTACCTAAGTTAGTATTATTCATTGAATAAGTTAATGGTGTCCAACTATTATAAGTTAAATAATCGATAGCACCATCAAAAGCATAAACATCAGTTGATAATGTAGCATCCTCATAAGTATATTTATCAGTTGTATAAATCATTCCAGCTTCTGCTGGTGTAGAACCTAAAAAAGTTTTGTTAGTTTTAATTAATATATAATCAACCCCACCTAAACTTACATCAGCAGTTCCCATACATTTTGCTTCTCCATCATATGCTGGAAAAGTTGCACCACCTTTTTGTTGAACAATTAATGTATCACCAACTTTATAATTTGGACTGAAATCTTTTCTTACAATAAAACCAATCATTGTTTTATTTGCAACTGGGTCCCAATATCCATAATTATCATAGAAATAATTAGCTTCATATGCAACACCTTTAAATGAAGCATAATTAGAATTCCAAGGAACATATAATTCAATACCTAAACTAGTAATTGATTTAATTAATTGTGCACCAATTAAAGTTGAACTATTTGAAGTAATAAGATTTATAAATTGTAATGCTGTAATATCAGTTGTTGTTGAACCACCTTCAAAACTTAAAAATGTATAACCACCTAAATTTGAAGCACCATTAAATCTTAATGTTCTATCATATTGTGCACCAAACTTAACATTAACTTTTCTTTGAGCAGCACTTTGTCCTAAATATTCAATAGGTGTTAATCTACGAGTACCATCAGCTTTTAAAAATGTTGTATCAGTTTTAATAAAGTTTTCAACAATTCGTGATACATCAAAGATTCCTTGGTTATCAGCAGTGATATCTTTATTATGTCTTAGCTTAGCAACGCTGACATCATTCACAAATACTTCAGCAGTGTAAAGGAATCCATCTCTTTTATTCTCTGGAGCTTTAACGCTATATATTAATCCATTTGCAACTGGTACTACTCTGTAAGGTAATCCATCACCAGGTACTCCATATCTTGTTATTGTTTTTGCCATAATTTATTTATTTTTGTATTTTTAGTAATTCTTTTACAATATATTTAGCATAAGCATCACCCATTATATCTGCAACAACTTTTACATCATCATAAAATGGTTCTGTGAAATTTATACCTTTAGTTCCCTTCTCACCAATTTTTCTTGCTATTGGATATGCTGCTGATTCTGGAATACCTTTTAATTTTGTCCATTCCTTTATATCTTTAATCGGAGGCATTTTACCAGGTTTCCTTCCCTCATCAACAAACTTACCATAAAAAGGATAAGATAATGTTAATGTATAGTTATCTTTATTCTTTATTGCATTCACTCTAATCTCTTTTAATAACCTTCCAGTAGCCATAGCTCCATTCAGTTCAATTAAGACCTTCATATCGGCTAATATAAAGTCACCAATACCTTGAAGAGTTTCTAATAATTGTTTTTCGTCCATTATTCGTCAGCTAAATCACAAGGATTATTATTTATATCAGTTTCAATATCAATATCAGACCACCATCCACTTACATAATCAGCAAAGTCTTGTGCAAATGGAGTAGCATTAACCTTTCCAATTACATTATAATCATCACTAACATACTTTAAGTTTCTAACAACATCACCTAATATTAATAATGTTGAAGATAATATATCAATTCTATATGCATCTGATGCTGTATCTTGGTCAAATACCAAGAACCTTAATCTATAAGTAATAACATTCTCATCTAATATAGCTTGTTGTGGTACCACCCATAACATTGGAAATCTATTTCCATTAAGTTCTTTAATAGTATTTATATCTTCTATCTGTCCAAAACCAAAATGATTTATTTGGATATGGTCATTAGCAATAGTATTAAGAATATCTTTTATTTTATTTAATGTAATCATTATTTTATATTTTTTGTTTGTATTTTATATAATAAGAAGGTTAAACATTCTATAGCTTCTTTCTTAACTACATCTTCCATATCTAAGAATTTGCCATCAGCTAATACAAATATTATTTCATACCAACTCCATCTTTTCCTAATCTCTTCAGCTTGTCTATCTTTTGAGTCAGCAATTGTATTTCCTCTTCCATCTTCTTCGTCATCGTCCCACTCTTCTTCATCATCTCCATCATCTTCGTACTTGTCTCCTCCGCCAAAGATATCTGCAAATCTATCAAATAAGTCTTCACGATACGATAAAAAAAAAGCATCGTGGGGTATAACTTATCCATTGTTGCGTTTAAAAAGTCATTATCTCTTTCCTCATCTGGAATATATTCTTCCAGTTCATACTTCTTTGTAATTATTGAATATTTCTTAATTGGAAGAAATATAACACCAAATAATTTATGCATATTCTCCATCAACCCAGCTTCAAAATAAGCTTCAGCATCAATTAATTGTGCAAGAGTTAATTTACTAAAATCTGATAGACCATATTTCTTATCATTAACTTCTATGATATCAATTCTTTTTTCTTCTGGTAATTCTTTTAAGAATGCCCATAATTTAAATTCTGATAATAGTTCATTAACTGGAATATTCTCAATCTCATCATTAGTTTTATTTAATAAGATTGCTAATTGATTAACCATTAATTCAATGTCATCACCTTCAGTTGGTAATGAATTTAATTCTTGAAGTTGTGATAATTTAATATCTTTCCAAGTTTTTACAGTTTCTTTATTTTTCTTAAATATATTCATTGTTATTAATTATATTATTTAGTATTATCGTTTTTAAGATATTCAAGTAATCTATTATAAACTCTTAATCTACAAGCTCCACAACCTTTAGAACTTTCTTTTGCTAAAGGATATGCTTTATTATGATAAATAAACATTAAGTCAGTTTGTACGTTATTAGTATAGTTGGTATCACCAATCTCATCGATTAAATCTTGTATCTTTTGTTTAAGATTATCATTTGTTAAATCTCTAAGTTTTTCTACTAAGTAAGGATGCATAATTTATTGTTTTATATTTTATTTATTATTCTATATAATAGTTCAGCACATATTGAAATGATTGCTGCGGTTCCAATATTTCCAGTTGCGATTAATCCAATCCAGAAACCAGAACACATACAGCAATTTATTAATCTATGTATGAACTTTTTTATTTTACCATATTCAAAGTAATTCTCTTCTTTAAAGCCACTTAATTCTTTAAGTAATATGGAAGGTTCAGCTACTACGAATAAGTAGCTGAGACACGTTAATTCAATTATTGTTAGTATCATTTTCTTGTATTAATAATAATATTTTAGCTTTTAAATTAATCATCATATTATAAATACTTTTTTTACTTTTATATGTGATTGTTTTATTATCTTTAACTCTATAGAAAGTATATTTATTAACAATTTTATCGTAAGATAAGTTATCTATAAAGTAAGCTCTGAATAATATTTGTTCAGATTTTGTAAGGTCATCATAAACATTATATACTGATAATATCTTTTTAATTTGTTCATCAGTATATATAATAGCTAAATCTTTTTCGAACTCATCTTGTTCAAGATATTCCTCTTCAACTATTGTTGGAGTTGGTGTACTATCATCAATACTAAATTCTTTCTGGGAATGTTTTATTTGTGTTGGTGATGTTTGGTATCTACCTTGAATAGTTAACCAGCTTACACAAAATGCTTCAAGCTTATTTAATTTAATATATTCTTTAACTTTATCTTTATTTGTATATAAATAAATTGTTAGTTCGGAGATTAATTCCTCTGGTTCAATGTTTCTATTATCCTTTAAGATATTCTTAGCACATTTTAAGAAATGTGAATAGCTTTGGTTAATTAAATCATCAATAGTTTTTTTATACGTCATATTTATCTTTATATATAAATATACAAGAATATATCAAAAGAACTTTTTTTTAAAAATTAAATACATAAAATTCAAAATCAGATGAAACTTCAAAGTTTTTCTTATAATATAATATAGCATATCTCATCGCATCCATAGCATCATCCCATAATTTTATAACATCATCAGTCAATCTTTCGTTAACAACTTTCCATTTATAATTATTTAATTCTTTCTTGATATTAATTGAATCATTATGGATAAATAATATTTTTGATTTAACAGCATCGATACCTTCTTTAACATTCTTTATTGCATTAACACAATTGAAGCCATAAGAATTAATCTCTGCTATTATTTCTGGACGTGCATAATCACATACTATTGTTGTTGACATTGATAATCCTTCACTGGAGAAAATATCTTTTAATTTATTAATTAATTCTGGTGTTGTTAAATGTGATTCATATAATAATTCTTTTACATATGCTTCATTTTCTTTAAAGTCACAACGTACCAATGCTGTTGGATGTTGGAAACCAAAGTCTAATCCTAATACAATATCTTTTGTATCTGGTTTATCAATATAGAATTTTTGATGGTTATATATTGTATGATTTGATTTGGAAGGTAATCCTAAAGCGTATATGTTATAATAATCTTGGTCAACTTTAATAAGCTCTTCAATTTCATTTATAATAGATTTTTCAAGGAATGGATTATCTTTATAAGTTGAATGTATTTTAATCGCATCATTACGTTCAATTAAATCATATAACCAATGTAATGTATCTGATGGGTTAAAATCTGCAAATACTTTTTCAGTGGTACGCATATTAAGCTGCATAAATTCTTCATATCCTATTTCATTACTTTCATTACAGAATAGTATATCTCTTTTTCTACCTCTTACTTTTTGTGAATCATCCAATGAGAAAAACTCAATTACAGAACCATTAGGAAATGTATATATATGTTCTGTTTTATTATGATTACGTTCTGAGTATAAATTAAGCTCTTTAAGAACCTCAATCATATCTCTATATACTGTGGCTCTAAGAGAAGGAAAAGACTTTCTTACAACTGATGTTACTTTATTTGGATTTTGAAGTGAGTAAACAATCAATAACTGACAAAGTGAATAAGTTTTAGATGAACGTGAACCACCTTGATTAATTACAAATCTTATTGATTTATCTTCAAGTGCTTCATAGTTCTTTGTGAATACTCCAGTTGTCTTAATTTCTAATTGCATTTAATATATCTTTGATATCTTCGTATATTATATTTGTTTGTTCCTCACCATAGGTGATAATTTCTTCTTCTTTGTCAGCGTCCCAATTATATTTCTTGAAACCCATATGAGTTGCTTCGTGTTGAATTAATGTAATATCTGTATAATCTCCTTTTATATAATCTGAATTAATATAGATATAAGGTTTGGTACCATCTGGTGCGAAGTTGTTCCAACCATATATTTTATCACCATATTTTAATCCGTGCATTTGTTTCACATTATAGTAATCAAATATAAAATTGCTTGGAGCTAATATAAAAATATAATCGGTATATTCTATTATCTTAATCATCGTCTTCATCACCATATGGTCCTGGGTCTATCATATCTTTTCACCAATATTCCCTAATGCATCTATAACATCTTGTGAATTATCGTAATGTTTGCTAATGCCTAATTGTTTTATTTTTTCAATCTTAGCTTTATTACTACCAGTTGCTATTACTCTACCGATTGGAATACCTAATCGCTTAGCTAAATTATACATACCTTGTTCAAAATTTCTAGCAGAAATAATATAAACTTGTGTACCACCAGCTGTAATTAATCTTTTAGCAATATCTTGAATATCTTTTTGAGTTAATGTTCCATCATAATCAAATGATACTTTTCTAATAGCTAAAGATTCTCTAATAAATTTAATCTTCTCTAACTTTTCTGTATCACCAATTGCAACTCCTTGAGCTATAGCTTTTTTCTTAGCATCTGGTCCAGTGTAACATTTACCTTGGTCACCCCATTTATAACCATCTACTCCTTTTATTGTACAATGTTTAATCGGCATAATATTATTTATTATATCTTGGGACTGCTCCCTTATTATCTTGTGTTGGTTGTTGTGTATCTTTAACTAAGTTTTTGGTATCAGTTTGATATAAATATTTAACCCAATAATGTTTACAATTAACTCCACCTCTCCAATTGAATACTGAATATGTATCAGTCCCTCCTTTACCAAAACCTGGATTAGATGAATTTAAATTAACGATTGAATCCATAGGCATCATAGATAATTTAGTTCTCTTAACTAATTCTGAACAAAATGGTCTAGTATTAGGTCCAACATCATTAGTACCGTAAGAATCGCTTATATATCTATATAATTTAATTATAGATGACTTAGCTAAATTAATTGTATCTACTTCATCTTTAGTTACTATAGTATAATTGTCAGCATTGTTAATATCTTCTTCAGTTAACCCTAACTCTTCAATTGATATGAATAAGCTAGGGTTCTCATCTAAATATTTAATAATTTCATTTTCCATTTCTTCATCAATCACATTTAATTTATGTATGTAACTGAATAGATGAACATTTAAACACATCTTACTTATCGTATTTAGGATTTTTAATTACTTTATTTGGTAATTTGTTTTTTAATACTGGAGCTTCAAATACTTCATCAATTTTTTCTGGTTTAACTGGAGCTTCAACTGGTTCATCAAACTTTGGTAAGTCTTTAATTGAAGATTTAAGTGGTGTAATTACTTCTTCTTCAAATAATTCTCCAAATCCTAAGTTAACATATTTCTCAAAATATTTCTCATCAACTTTAGATGCATCAAATGTTACTTGTCCTAATGACATATTAGTTCTTGTAACGATTACCCCTTGGTATTCTGGTTTTAATTTAAATTTACTCATCTTCTTCTTTTTTAATTTCAATTATTTTTATTATTTGTATTTGATTTAAACTATCGCCATTTGTAGTTAAATCAACTTTTTGCTGGTGCAACCCACTTATTTTATTTATTTCTTTTCTGATGTCATTTGCTAATCTTCTATCACCACTATCCAACGCTAATTTATATTGTTCTTCCATTTCTGTAATGGTAGCTTCTAATCTATTTTCTGCTATCCCAGATAATGCTGCTTGAAAGATTGGTTTTGCTTCTCTAAATAATTCATAGAAATATGTTGTTGAATAGCCTAAAGCTTTAATGTCAGCTACTATCTGTGCTTGTGGAACACCAGAGCTAACCTTATCAACTATCATCGCTATAAGGTCGTCTTTTTTATACTTAGGTTTTGATTTTCTTGCCATTTTTCGGTGTTATATGTTTCTATAATTTATAATATATTATTTTATTCTTTTGTTTCTTCTTCATTATCATCATTTTCTTCATCTCCAATACTAAATAACATATCTAATATTTTAATCATTTCTTTCTCGTTCATATTTTTATTTATTAAAATGGTAAATCATCATTGTAACTATCGTAAGTTACATCATTATCTTTTTTAAAGATACTAAACTCTTCATCCGTTTCACCTTTATAGATACTATCAAATCTTTGTAAATATATCACTTCTTTCCAAACTTCCGTATCATCGAAATCATTTTTCTGTAATAATTTTTTATTTACATAATAATTTTCTAATTTAATATCTGTTACATCCCATATAAGTGTGTAATTGTTATTAAAATGGTTGATGTATGTGACTCTACTTTCTATACCTTTAGAAAGCATTTCTTGATGTAATACTTGTAATGCTTTAAGTTTATCTACTTCTAAAATCCAATCAGAGAAATCACTTCCAGAATAATTCTTTCTATATTTGATTTCACCTATCATTTGTGTTGAACCACTTGTATAACTTAAATCCCATTTAGCATATGGATTTTTTGAGTCTTTATTATGTTTACACCATTTTTGTTGCTTACAAAATAATTTAAAGATATCTCTACCTTCTTCGTCTTTTAACTGATATTCGTTCATAACTTTACTGTTTAATAATAAATATCTAGTAAAGTTATAAAAGACTAATTTTTAACAAAAATAATTTAATTTATTCTCGCTTTTTTACTATTATGTATGGGTTATGATTATTATAAGTTATTATATGTCCTTCACTTCTTGTATATGGTGTTGGAATTACCTCTGGTTTTTTTTCTGCTTTTTTATTATAATAGCATCTACCCATAATCATTTCACCACCAACACAAGGGTCAATTGGTTTATACGCATCTTTGCAATAGCTAAAATCCATTCTAGCTGCATCTGGATAATCTACCATATGCTTATCGACACATTTGCAACATTCAACAAAATGACTACCTAATGTACCATAGAATGTACAATAAGTATCTTTTAAATCTTTATTACTTATTTTAACTATCCTTGGTGGTGGTGTGATTATATTTTGTTTAAATACAAATGTTGGTGGTTTTTGCTTTATTGGACTGTTTGTTACAACTGTAATTGTTTGTTGAGGCATATATATATCTCTAGTTACAGTAATTTCAGTAGTAGGTTGTATATTATTTATATTATCAATTTTATTTAATATTAATTGACTTAATTCAGTATTGCTTTGTGATGTATTATTTAATCGATTTACTTCATTATATATTAGTTGAATGATGTCTAGGTCGGTTGACCCAGAGATACGTGTTTTAAGGTCATATATTAGATAAGCAATTTCCTCAATCCATAATCCGTTTCTTGGTGTAATGTCCATTTTGTTTTAGTTTTAATTAAAGTTATAATAATAAATATTCAAATAAATTTATAAAACCTGGTATGGTATAAAAAAAAAGAGGAACCATTTCTGATTCCCCTAAAAAAAATAAAGTATGTCACTACTTTAAAAACGGAATTGAACCGCTGGAAACAAAGCACTATTCAGTGAAAACTAAACCTGGACCGTCAGGTTTTATTTATCCATTCTATTTAATTATTAAATCTGTTAAGATTATTTGTTGCTCGATAGCTAACCATTCTAATGCTTCAATAAATTGTTCGTTTTCCATTT